CCAGATGGCGCTCTAGCAGTGTTTTGAACCGCTGCCATCATATTTTTGACGAGATCTGGATTTTGCTTCAAGACATCATTCATATTTGGAAGGGCAGTCTTAAACATTGAGTTTGTCAAGTGGAACATCATAGCAGAACCACCCAACATCATGATGAGCTTGACTTCTGGGGCAACATTGACCTTACTTCTGTACTTCACGTAAAGCTCTTCAAAGACGCCATCATAGTCATCCACATTCTCCATGACGGATTCAGACCAACCTTCAAGTTGAATCTCAAAGGGGTTGTAGCGTTTGTTCAAAAATTCAAGACCTGTGACACAGGCGATGAGCATACGCCGGGAGAAGCGGATTGATTGTTCAACATCAATGCTGTATGTAATTCTTTTCACTTCCGTTCTCAGTTCATCTACACTGGAATAAGCGTTAAGTCTCTTATTGACAGCGAAACCCTTCTTTTCAAGACGTCCCAACTTGTTAAGAAGATCACTCTTTTCTTCATCAATGGAGTTGTACCCCTTTGATGGCATTTCACTTCTTTCCATGGTACCTGGACCATCATCGGCGTCATCAAAAAACATTGGTTCATCTTCACCGTAATCAATTTCTTCGTCCATTTGTGTTTGTTGTGGAGCGCTTTGTTTGTTTGGATTCACAAAAGCATCCATCGCTTCTTGGTGTTGCATTGGTGGTGGAGGTGCCCGGTACGATGATTGTGGGGCTGGGCGTTTCACAGGCTGGGGTCGTGAAGAAGAAATCTCAATTTCATCCATCAGGGCCTGTTCGTCAGCGTCCAACTTCATCACAGTAGCACTTCCACGATCTAAGACAATTTCTTCGTCCATCTACTCTCTATATGGAAACTATTAAATAACCTTTAACGCACTTTAGAAAAAATTATGTACCTAATATATAAATGATTAACCTCAACCGAGCGAACCGAAATGCCATCATGTCCATCGTCGCATTGATTGTGGTGATCTTCTTGCTCGGAGCGATGAAGAACACAAGCAGATACCAGCCCAGACCAATCACTATCGCGGCTGTCAGTGAAGAATCCATCTTCAACTTGGAACACAAGTTGGATTGCGCCCCTGGTCACACCAGTGAAGGTAGCACTTACACCAAGAGCTTGACTCCAGGTGGTGTCTGTGGTGCTGAAAAGCTTGTCGCTGATCAAGCGGGTTACAGCATTGAGGACGGAATCGGTGGATCTTTAATCTAAGCTAATACTAAATGGCCTTGATTACTTCGCCCACGGATATCCCAAATCTTGACTATGAGTATCACACAATCACAGTAGATTCTGTTGGTCAAGATAGTGCGAACACTTTTACTTGCCATCTCCAACAACCCCTTAAAAATGTCGTCCAGGCTAGACTTTTGGCTGCCCACATTCACTCCAATGTAGTTACCGAACACTGCTATGTTTCTATTGAAGAACTTGATTCTATCTTTAGTGACAGAGCTTCAAATGTTCTCACTGGACAAAGTCATCTCAGTGTTGTCAGAGGATCATTTGCCAGTCTTGTGACGGACGACACAACACATGATGCGGGTAACTCCACAATTATTTTCAAAGACAATTATCCAATTATGACTCAGTACATCAATCCAATCAGGCGTATTGATCGTCTCAGTGTAACAATCAGAGACCAAACAGGTAATACAATTAAAAATTCAGAGGCCGACGGTGACAACTTCTTAGTTCTTAGATTTGTGTGTAGAAAACCAAACTTGTAATTTTCTCCCTTTAAAGTAGTAATAACATGTCTTCGGGTATTGTTCAGCTTGTAGCAATTGGTGCTCAGGATGAGTACATTATGGGCAATCCAGAGATATCGTTTTTTAATTCTACATTTAAAAGACACTCTAATTTTTCACAATCCGTTGAAAAACAGACAATACACGGAGCTGTGAAAAATAATTCAATGTCAAGTGTTCAAATTGAAAGATCCGGTGATATGCTTGGATACATCTATTTGACCATAGATGATACAACACAGGCTTTAGATACTTCTCGGTGGGACCTGTTGATTGATAAAATTGAACTTCTTATTGGAGGTTCTGTGATTGATACACAAGATTCCATTTTCACTGAAAAGATTGCGATTGATACATTCGCTCAAAATGTTTCAAGAAGTGCTATCGGTACACATCCAGGTGTCCACGCGCGTTCATACTTCTACCCACTTCGCTTTTTCTTCTGCGAAGGACCACAGTGTGCGTTACCATTGGTAGCTTTGAACTATCATAACGTAGAACTCCGAATTCATTGGGGTTCTCAAGCAGCCAACTATAATTTTGAAATGTATGCCAATTACTACTATTTAGACAATGAAGAGCGTGGTAATATTGCGACGAAACAACACGATCTACTCATTACACAAGTCCAGAAGAGTTTGCCAAGCGGTGAAACTACACAAGAATTGATATTTAACCACCCAGTAAAGTACTTAGCTTCTTCCGACACCACGACAGATGGTGCGCTGACTTCTCCGACAAACAAAGTTAAACTGTCCATAAATGGCGTTGAATTATCCAACTATAAGTGGGGTAAGCCACACTTTATTGATGTCATGAATTATTATCACACAAATTTTGTAACTTCACCCGATTTCTTCCTTTACTGTTTTTGTCTCATGACAAGCTCTCTTCAGCCAACTGGAACATTGAATTTCAGTAGAATTGAGTCAGCAAAGATCATGAGTGAAAATACCGCTATTAATGACCCAATATACGCAGTCAACTATAACATACTTCGTATTCAAAATGGGATGGCGGGTCTCCTCTACGCAAATTAATTTACTACCATATATTAAATGGTTAAGAACTTACCTTCGGTGGAAAGATCTACCAAGATTAGGTTTGGTAAACACGTGCCTGACTCCAATGATCAGGAGGAAAATACCATTGTCTTCAATGCGAGTAACGTGGCGGTTCCAACACCTTATTCTAATGCCGTATATCTTTCCCCCATTCGTAATAGAACAAATTATGAAGCTCCAGAGATTGTACTTCTAATGTACGACCGAAATACCAAAGAAATTACAGAATCTGGTGAATCCGCGAACGCTCTCATCGGCGGTTCCACATTGGACACTGTAACAAATCGTAATAACGCGACATCAAATGTGGTTCAATTTATAGGTAGTTTGACTGGAGCAAGTTTTGTGACTGACTCAAATGTTGGTCTATCAAATATTGATCCACAACACACGGTGAGTGTTGGTTCAAATCTTTACATTGATGAATTCGGTTCAAATGTTTTGGTTGTTTCTGGAAATGTTGCTGTGCTCAAAGACATGATTGTTGAAGGTAACCTCACTGTGAATGGAGATACCACTGTGATTTATACCGAAAATACATCTATCAAGGATGCTTTTATTGAACTTGGTGCTGATAACACCTCGGGTGATACAACACTTGATTTGGGTCTTCTCATGCACAGACCCGATGCATTGTCAAATGTGGTCATTGGCTATCGCGAAGGAAATGATGAATTTGCCATCGCTTACACAGATGCACAACCAACGGATAAAACCTTTACCCCCAAAACAGATGAAGACATTAATGTTCATGTATATGGTCTCACCCATGTGGATGCCAATATCTATGCTCACGAAGACGTTCTCGTGGATGGAAATGTGTACGTGTCTCAAAATGTCTCAGTGACCGAAGAGTTAACCGTGACGGGAAATGTTTATGCCGATAAGGATCTTGAGATTGTGGGTAACGCATATGTAGATGGAAATGTTGTAGCCTACAAGGATCTCACACTCTCTGGGAACGCCTATGTCACTGGCAATGTCAATGTGACAAAACAACTCTCCGTGAGTGGTAATGCCTATATCTCTGGAAATGTTGAAGTGACAGAGTCCCTAATTGTGAGCGCCAACACACATCTCAAGGGTGACAATGTCTTCATCACCCACACAATGGACTTCTTAGATCCAACAACTGCTATTGTGACTGATCAAATCTCCAATGTTCAGATCCGTTTGGGTCAATTGGAGAATGTTTCTAATACGGCCTCAAATCCACTCATAAATCAAGTACTTACATATGACCAAGACAATAGTGTGTGGTCTAACGCATACCCCGATCAGACAATCGTTCAGGTTAAGAATACTTCTGGAGCGCCTATGACAAGAGGTCAAGCAGTTCATGTTACTGGTTCTAATGGAAATAACACGTTTGAGGTTGAATTGGCAGATGCTTCCGATCCAACAAAGATGCCATCAATTGGTATTGTTTATGAAGATATACCAATCAATGGACAGGGTGCCGTTGTTACATTTGGTAGAGCTAACGGAATAAGTGGAATATCTGGTTATACAAACGGTGACACACTTTATGTTGCAAGTGGTACTCCAGGTGGTTTAACAAATGTAAAACCATACGGAGTTGATCTTGATCTCATTCAAAATGTTGGTGTCGTTGTTAATCACAATTCGGGTGTCATGTTCGTCACGGGTATTGGTCGTTCAAATGATATTCCAAATGCGAGGATTATCACAGACTACAATGACATGCAATATGTCTATGTGAATAGCGAAAACAATGATTTGAAGAAGATTACTTCTGCGAACTTGAACATTCCACTCACAACAGCTGTGAGTAGTTCAAGCAATTCCGTGGCAAATGCGGTGACCCTCCGAGGTGTGAGTATTACTTCTGGTGATGGTTTCCATGGTGACCTTGTGGTTGCTG